GTGATCGAATGCTCATTCTGGATAAATCATGCCATTGTTCGCTTTATAATGCTATACGGTTTTGATTGTTCGCGGGGTCGCTACTGCCTGCGTTAACCCAGCGAGCAATAACAAAACAATCCGCGCGGTCTGGACTGCGGCCTAGCAATTCCTTTATCGACTGACCCACTTTCGCGCCGCGGCCAGGGTTCTTCGGGGTTACCCGGATGATCTTGTCGTCATTCGTGTACTGATGAGGGCGTAATTCGTCCCGCAGCTCAGTAAGGTCAGGTAGGTCAACATAGATGCCAATGCTGCTTTGCCGCAGATCCTGGCCTGTCTTCCAAAACTGCTCCGATCGCAAATCTTGGTATCCCGGCTCGGTTGGAGCTGCGCCGCCTTCGAACACCTGGATCCGCCAGCCCTTGCTGCGCAGGATGGCCCGCACGCCGGCGCCCACTCCTACTCCATCGATCGCGACATCCTGCGGGTTGATACCGCGCTGCTGAGCGACCTTGATGATGCCCAGCGCCGTCTGTTCGGCTGTGTCGACGATGCTTGTCGGGTCGACGGGTATCTCGATCACTTCGGACAGCACCCCATCGTCCATGACACCCGCTCGAGTGGAGTCCTTGCCGCCATCCGCAATGTCGACACAGAGCACTCTGCGGCCGGGAGTCACGGTTGTCCGCAGGGCACGGTCGAGCACGAGGCTTGGGAACAACATGTAGTCGGCCTCATCGACATCCCAGTCACCGTCACGGAGACGCTTGCGTTCGGCTGGCGGAGCTTGGTTCAGCGTCTCGATGTAGTTGCGTGAGACGAACGGGTTATCGAACACGAGCGACTTCACGAATGCGCGAAAGGCGGTCACCATCCGGCCATCTGCAAGCTCAACCTGGCCGTGCTCCCACTTCTGATACCGACCCATGCCGAGGGCCTTGTACACCTCGTAGAACATGCGCTTTATGAAGTTTTGAGTCGGGTTGCAGGTCATGACGGTCTTGCCGACAATGCCGTATTCCTTATTCAGGAAGCGGTTCTTGCGCGTGTTGAGCACGCGGACGCCCTTCTCCTGGACCTCGCCGACCTCCTCGATGACCACATGGGTGAGCTCGAGCGAGCCGAACGTGTCGTACTCCGGGTCCATTGGGTGGTACTTCATGTCGATGAGCAGGATCTGGGAACCGTTGCGGTAGGTAATGGTCCCGCTCTGTTCGCTGTAGGCGAACTCGGACTCCTTCACGCCAAGGAGCTGGTGCACCTTGCTGAGGAGCGTCACAAGCGTGGTCTGCTTGAGCCGCTTCAGCTCCTCACGGCCAAGCCCGATGCGGATGCCGGCATAGTTGCGGCACTCCAACACCATCCATATGCAGACGATGAAGCTTTTGGCTCCGCCTGCTCCGCCGCCGAACAGGAGCTCTACAACTGTGGGGTCATGAAGAAGACGAAGGGCCAGGCTCTGGGTCTGGCTCAGCTTCAGTTTGGGCAGGCTCATCGGGCGTTGGCTCCGGGTTTACGATCTCGACCTCCAGGCGCCCACCAGTGCCGAAGAAACCGCCCTCGTGCTCCTGAATGGTCTTCTCGACCCAACCGTGGTTGTTCGTCAGGTTGAACTTCGCACCGTTGGCGTTGCCCTCGAATAGCTGAGATTCCGCATATTCCTCGGCCCTGCGCTTAGCCTGACCAAGCGAATCCATTATTTGTTGACGTACATCCTCTGGTATTTCCTCGCTGTAATGAGCCGGGTTAGTGTAATTCAGCAAAGTCTGCCGTGATACTCCAAGAGCGCGAGCCAGCCCTGCCATGGTGTATGGCTTTTGTGGAGTCATTACTGCACGCTCCGCCCATATCGTCTCACCTTGCTGGTTTATCCCCGCGTCAACCACCTTGCGCTGGACATGGGGATCACACGAATCGAAATAAGCCTGGATCGCTAGCTGGAGCGACTGAACGTCGGTGAACTTGAAGGGAGCGCCAGCTTTGAATGGACCCATGTCCTGACCATCAGTTGATGTCTCAGTCTGTTTCTCGCTCATCTGCTGGTTGCTCCAAATTAGCTTTTGCTATTATCCGCTCCATCGCCTTCAGTCCTCGTAACGCATCACTCTTGCTGGTATACCCCTCGGACTGTGCGAGGATCTCGCCATTGTCACCTTTGACGTGGAAATACCACTGGCCACCGTTGCTTTGGAATATCTCTATATTTTTCATAGACTTGCTTTCCTCATATTTCTCACTATCCCTCAATTACCTGTCCGCTCCAAGCGCCAGCCTGACGGACAAAGCGCATTTGAACTGGATTGGTAGATCGGGGATGAATGCTCGTCCCGTCAGGCTTGCAATGTTCCACGGCTACACTCCAATCAATGAAGTTCTTGTATCCCAGCCTCCGCAGCTCGATCCCCATATCGAAATCCGGGCCCAGCGTGTCGCCCCAAGGCCTGAACTCGTGTTTGGTGTAGAGGTCATACCGCGTCAGAGTCGCATACAGCCCGCCGGCATCGATCTCTTCAAGGCCAGAACCCGGCATCGCTGTCTCTAGTTTCGTGGGCTCATAAACGTCATCTGCTCTCCACCCGCCGATCATTGGTATTCCCCACCGTCCGAGCTCCACCCCCTCAATGAAGCCAGCGTAGGGATGCGCCTGGTAGTCGGCCAAGAGGCGGTTCAGCGCATCGGCCGGGACAATCCCGTCGTCTTCCAGCAAGAACACATACTCACAGGGCTTGATCAACTTCCGACAGGTATTATGCACAGAGGCTATCCGTCGTCTCCGGGTGTTGATGCTGAACTCCTTGCGCTGCCCGGGGATCTGGCCCTGGACGCACAATCTCTCGGTGAACTTGGATTGCGTAACGAGATTGGCAGCCACCTTATAGAGGGCCTCATCGCCGTCGACGTACGCCAGCAGGCCCGTACGCTCCCGGTCACACTCAAGATTCTCAAGCGAGGCGAATATTTTGAGTAAATGCTGCTCGCGGCTGACGGGCAGAATGATCTTGGTTGTCTGCAACGGAAAGCGTCTCAGTTACCCGCGCAGTATGCGCCCATCCCAATTGACGGGCAAGGTCGATGAGCAAGATCAAGCGCCATGCGGACGACCTTGCCATCACACCTCGACCAGACCAGACTGGTGAAGATCAGCCGACACGCTCAGAGTGGAGACAAGATGGCAGTTCTAGTGACGACGGACCTCCCGGTACCTCGGGAAGTTGCTGAAGCCGTCAGCGGCGCGATGGATGCGGTCGACAACCCACCGGACGGCCTCATCGCCCATGTAATGACCAAGACGCCCGAGGGCGTGCATGTCGTGGACATCTGGCAGAGTCAGGCAGACTTCCAGAAATTCAGCGACGAGCAGCTCATGCCGGCCATGCAGCAGGTCTTATCCGAGCGGGGCATCTCCTTGGATGGGCCGCCTCCCGAGCCAACCTTCGAGGAAGCCTTCGACCTCGTCCGGGGTCGCTAGGCATTTGTCTCTGGTGTAGCGCCAGCGCTATTGAGCCAGCACCACCTCGTACTGAGGCCGCAACACCTCCGGATCGAACTGGTGGGATAGCTCGAGTGCTCTGGCTTTGTGTTGATCAAGCGCCTCGTCCGGCATCGCTGCCCACTGGTCAAGCTTTTGCGCCAGCGCCGCGATGTTGACGTTGAAGTACGGGATCGGGATCCGGGACGTGAAACCGCCGTTGAACGCCCCGGGAACTAGCCAGTCCCGCGGCAAGATCGTGTCGTTCGGCGACGTGTTGGACATGATCATCGGCAGGGCGCTGGTCAGCCCTTCGTTGCAGGGTAGGCACAGGCCGCCGTATCGCCGCGGCATGATCAATGCGTCGAGACCTGCGTACAACCGCCACTGATCATCTGGGGCCGACGAATCCCACGTAATGCGCTTGTCTTTGATGATCGGCTCAAGTGGCGTCTGACTCTTCACCCACGAGCTCGAAGTCCGCCCGGCTGCGCTGCATTGCGTACATCAGGAGCATGGTTCCGTTACGATCGCCAGCCGCAGGCTTGCCGACAACATGCAGGAACCGCCGGCGCCCGGTCCGGCCATGGTTGGCAATGCGGGCCTGTTCGAAGTCGCGCGGGAAGGTCGGCGGCGGGAGCAGCACAACCCTGTCCCCGAACCGTCTCTGTATCGCGTCCAACTTCCAAGTCGAAGGGGCCAGGAATTTGGTGGGCAGCGGGTGCTCTGAACCCGTCAGGTAATCGCAAAACTCATGGTTCTGCTGCAGGTATGTCTTGATGCCGCGGCGGTCGGCCTCAGCGAAGAGCTCGAAATTGTACGGAGTCTCACACGTCAGCACATGGCTCAGGCCGGCGAGGAACCGATGGCATTCGGCATCCGTCGGGAAGCCGTTTGTGATCATGGATTCGTACTCGGCGAACCGCTCCGGATACTGCCGGACGCCAGGTCCGTTGAAGGGCCGGCTGTCGATGATCATGACCTTCGAGGGCTCCAACATGCGGCACAGCGCTGCCGTCTGCCAGCCAAGACCGCCGTTGTCGGCTCGAACCAATAAGCCCAGCTTCACCTCGTGCACTCAACGATCAACGACTCACTCTCCCGTCCGTCGAGATCGACGATCTCCGGATGCTCGGTATGTGTCTGCTTGAATTCACAACTGCGGACGTTCTGAAAGCCGTTGCGCCATAGCGTGTCCTCAAGGCTCTCGTAGCTAAATGCACTCCGGG